GTGGTCTGAGTGTCGTGCCATTCATCATGGCTTGAGCTTCTTGTTCCGTCAGCTCTCCTCTCTCCACTAGATCCCTCATTATCAACGTCTGACCCTCGCTCGCATGACCAAATTTCTTCGTTGTTGGGGTCGGCCATGTTCTTGCAGATGATCAAGAGTCTGTCTCTTTTGTGGGGGCGGAAACCCGCAGCTGGAACAACAAATGTCGCTGAGGCGTAATCAAGTGATCCCATTTGGCTAAGAACTTTGTCGAGGCCGAGAGAAATGTGGCCATAAACATTCTCGAAAACGCAGTAAGAGGGTCTCGTTTGTTTAACAATTTCAGCAATGTGCGGGAAGATGTGTCTAGGGTCTTCTTCCCCTCGTCTTTTGCCACTTGCCGAGAAGGGTTGGCAGGGGTAGCCACTTGAGAGAATAAAGGGTCTTTCATAAATAAATCTTCTTGGATCACTTGCTATCTCCTTTACATCATTAGCTATAGGTATGCCTGGAAATCTAACCTTTAATAATTTCCTTACTTTTTCATCAAAATCGCAAAACAATACTGGTTCAGTTATTTCTGCTGCAATAAAACCAAGTGCAAAGCCACCAATACCACTGCATAGATCTACATGAGGTCTCATTTTATTCCTAGCTCTTTTAAATCTAAATAATCATCGTCATCAAACTGCTCAAAGTCATCATACCTTGTTCTTGGCTCTTGTCGCCTTGCTGAGAATACTTTCTTCTTTTTAGGTCTAATGACACCACTAGTAACCTGATCAACACCTCTACGGAGCTTATTCACGTTTATTTTTTCAGTTTCTCTTGTCTCTAGGGTGTAAAATGAATTTTTACAGCTGATACATACCCTTCTTCGTCTAACCTGGTTATCTTCATGTGATCTACTATCTTTTACCTGGGTAGATTTGCCGCAGCTGGTACAGTTCATGCCCCAAGCTCCTTGGCAAGTTTCTCGATTATCTGCATTTGTGTGTTATTCTTTAATTTAATCAGGTTTGATAAAAATAACTTCATCTTTGCAAAGTTATCAATCACGGCTACAGCTGCGCCAGTATCAATTAACTGCTCATGCATTTTCTTTTGTTGAGGTGTGGCTCTACCGCCTGGTCTTTTTAATTCTAAAAATATGCTGCAAGGCTCGCCTTTCCAGAAATAACGCTGCGGTACAAATATACACAAATCAGGAAACCCAGCCTTCATTCCCATAGCTTTCATTTTCACATGATAGTTAATGTGACGCTTACCTTCATTCGGTGAATGATGATAAATAGAGCCTTTGGGCAACGCAGCGTCTAACCAATCCACAACCATTTTATGAAATTGGTATTCTTTCATGCTAATCTACACGATAAAAATCGTTAGGCGTTACCGCTCCGTCAGTTACTGTCATAATCGCAGCCATATACTTAGCGCTTGGTATCATCCTATCTTTATGTGTTCTAGGAAGGCAAAAACGCCTGGCAATCGTTGCATGACTTGCACCTATCATTGCAGCTAACTTTGCGTAACTTAATTTATTCTGTATTCTAAAATCTTTTAAAGTCATGCCGTAGAGTATATACAATTGACACATACGGTCAATACTGTCATTTAATTAAATTTATATATGACAGTATGTGACATAGTTTATGGGTATATATTATGATATGTGTCTTATTGGGAGTGACACATTATGACTGTAAAAAACAATTTAAAAAAATTAATTAGGTTGGCAGGACTTACTCATGCTGAAGTTGCAGCTGCTAAAGGTATTGCCCCAGAAAGTTTATCAAGGCACGTATCTGGCAGATCTCAGTTTAGCATACAAGATGCTGAAGACTATGCGGAAATATTAGACATTGATCCAAGTCAAATTTTATTTAGCGACATAAAGATAAATGTACTTGGTAAAGTATATGAAGCAAACAAAGTTGTAATGAAGGATGCCTCTGAAAAACAACAGTTTTTTAGCTCTTCGCTTAGATTTCCGCCATACATAGGCGCATTCATAGATATAAGAGAATCATATAATAACTTTTTAAATAACTCAGTATTATTAGTAGACACTAGACCTATACAAAATCAAAACATTCCCCAAACCTCCATGGGTAAAAATTGTATTGTGAAAACTATTGAAGGAAATATTTTACAGAGAACGGTTTACCCTAATCCAGGAAACAAATTCACACTTACAAGCTTTAGTGGCGCTACAGAAACTGACCAAACACTAATCTTCTCATGCCCAATAATTATGAGAATTGAACGACCTGATATTTTAGGATACGAAATTATTAGTTGACATATTTAACATCAACTGTCAAAACTATTAAAACCCATTTAATAGTTAACAGAGGTTGTTTAAAATATGGAGTTCCCAACACTGCCCAGCTGGGCATCTAACAAAAACTACTTATGGCATTCTAATCCAGAGAGTAGACCGGTATGCAGAACATACTTTGACAAATGTATTATTAGACCAAAGCTTGATATAGCCTGGTCTATAGTTAAAGGTGAAAAGGACGGTGACAAAGATCACGCCTTAGAACAAATTCAAAAATACACAAATGATGCAGCTAAAATGACAGCTGGTCGAATTGTGCAATCACTAGTTGATGATTATCGAGTACATAACAAAGCAGATACCATTGAAGATTGTGTTGATGCAGGACGTGAAATGTTCGCAGAATACAAACCTAAAACATGGGATGATGGAAAAGATGAAGCGCAACTAGACTTATGCCTTAATAGTTTTGCTGACGTATTTAAAAATGCATTAGATGGTATTGATGAAGCTCAAAATAAATTAAGAATAAATAAACTGGAAGGTGAACGTAATTATATGTTTTCAGTTCCAGGTCTAGCTCTTGAATATAACGGCAAGCCTGACTTTAACGGACAGATAGAACTTAAAACTACCTGGTCAAGTGTAGCTAATACCAAGTCAGGCAAAAGATCAGCAAGCTTACCAACGCAACCTAGCTGGTCGCATTTGTGCCAGGTCGCAGGCTACTGGGCATATAAGAATGAACCGCAGGCAATTGTTTATGCCAATGAGACTAGCTTTAGAGTTTTTACTGAAGATAACTGCGAAAAACTAACGCCTGAAGCCCTTAAAAATATTTGGAATCACATTGTAGCTAAATGTCGTATCCGTGAAAACCAGCTCAAATCGGCTGAAACAGTCAATGATTTGATACAGCTTGTTGAGCCTGACTTTAGTCATATGTTCGCCTGGGATATTCATCCTGACGTTTTATCAGAAGCAAAAATTTTATGGGGATTTGTACAATGAATAAATTTATAAGGCTGCATATAGAGAAAGCCACACCAAAACAAAATTCATATGCTTTTTGGTACACCATAATAAATCTACTAGGATTTTTAAGCTTCACTTCATTCATAATATTTTTGCTGGTGATAGTATGATGCAAAGAAATATGTTTGATAGACTAGAAGTACCTAGAAATGTCCGTGAAGCACGTTTCCTAGAGTTTCATAAGCAATATCCAATCGTGTATGAGCTATGGGATAAGTTTACCCATGAATGCCTTGATAAAGGAATGCGCAGGATAGGAACATCTTTAATTATGGAGCGCATACGATGGGAAACAAGTGTTGCAATCCAAGACACAACCAACAAAGAAAAAAAACTAAAAATTAATGATCATCACAAACCTTATTATTCAAGGCTTTGGATGAAAAATAACCCTCAATACAAAGGTGTATTTGAGATTAGAGGAGTAGAAGGAAGCAATGATTGATAATCAAATAATGAGTAATATTATAAAGGAACTACGAGAAGCAAAAGGCGTAAATATACATAACAAAAAGTATACTACGGTTGCTACTAGACTTGAGATATTCCGTAAACATACCGCTTTTAATTACGGTATCAATTCTGAGATCGTTACTTACGGATCTAAACCAGGTGAAAAAATAGTAATAAAGACAACTGTAATCGACAAAGATGGTTTTGTTGTTGGTACTGGCACAGCTGAAGAAATCATTGGAAGCGGTAATATCAATAAAACATCGGCATTAGAGAACTGCGAGAGCAGCTCTTGGGGACGTGCTTTAGCAAGTTTAGGAATACATGGTGGTGAAATAGCCAGTGTAGATGAAATGGAAATAGCAGAAGAAAAGGAAAAGAAATTGGAAACAAAATCTACTTCTAATAATAATTCTTTATCTAAAGAAAATCATGAAGACAAATTAGCTGCTGCTCAAAAATATGTGGATCAGCAGATAGAAGCAATTCAAACAATGAATCAAAATGGATTGATCGTTTGGACACAGCAGGAGTCAGAAAACCTTATGTGGTTATCAGACTTAAACAAAAACTTACACACAAAATTATTTAACGCTTACACAGAAAGGAAAGCAAATGCCATCAGCGCCTAATATGAAAAATAGTAGATTGAGATTAAATGGAACTATTAATGGTACAGATCAAATCTCAGTTGGATTTTGGTTTAATATTGACGATCAAGATTTAGTTGATCAACTTGAAAAGTATTATGCCATAGCAAATAAATCACCGTCTATACAGCTGCAAAGAAAAGAGATAGACACATATACAACAATGGGAAGCGCTAATCTCTTTTTACCTGACGAGCGCAAGACTATGTTGCAAAGCAATACAACACCTATAGGAGATGATCATGGCTTCCCTGGAAGGTAGAAGTTTATTAAGACCTAAAGAGGTTGCTATAAGATTGTTTGGTGATTTTGGCGATACAAATAGAAAAAGAATTTATCGCTGGATACAAACCGGCAAAATAAAATCAATTAAAGATTCAAGAGTTTATTTTATACCTAAATCTGAAATATTACGCATTGAATCTGAAATGGATATGGCGGATTAGTTTCCGCCATACATTGCTGAAGCAGCTGCTTCTCTGGCTTTAGCCTGCTTGCGCTCATTCTTCACATAATGACCGTACTGCTTGTAAGTAAAGTTAGAGTTTGAATGCCCCATAAGAGCAGCTACTTCCGCCCAATCTTCACCCAGGCTAGATAACTGTACTGATGCATAAAAGTGTCTCATGTCACCCCATAGGATAGGCTTTACACCAGCTGTTTCACAAACCCTTTTAATAAGTTTGATTAATATCTTTTGTGCTTTTGGTGTACCGTTTGAGCTTGCAAAAACAATGTCACCAGGTGCGCTAAACTTTGAAGCAATTTTAAGTTCTTTAAGTTTCTTCATTGTAGCTGCATCAATAGGTATTTCTCTTTTACCTCTTTTAGTTTTAGTGTCACCGATAATCATTGTGCCATGCTTAACTGCGCCTTCGATGCGGATTGTCTGATTATCAAAATCAATATTACCCCACTTCAATGCACGTAGCTCACCTTGTCTCATGCCACTTGCAAGAGCTGTAAGAACCATACACTGATCATAAATACTTTCTGATGGCAATCCCTCACTAACAATCTTTTGAATTGTCTCAGGCTGTATTCTTGGCGCCCTATCTCCAATCTCCCATGACATACCTAAAGAAACTTTATCAAGAGGATTCATTGTAATCCAACCTTTAAGATCACAGTAATTAAAAAACATTTTTAATATCTTAATTCTTTTCTCAGCTGTAGCTTTAGACTTACCTTCGTCAGTAATACCTTTTACAAAAGCTGTAACTAATTCAGATTTGTTTTCTCTTTTAATAATATCAAAACTTTGATCTAAAAATTTTTTACCATCAATCTTGATACCCAAACAATAACCTAATGATTTTTTAATCTCTTTGAAAAATGAAACAGACATTTCTTTATTGTCTATTCTAGTTGTTTGGTAATGATAAAACTTATCAACTGCCTGGGATACTTTTACCACGTCAACTTTTTCTGCAATAGCACCAGTAATAAATTTAGCTTTGAGTAACTCAGCTTCTTTCAACGCAGCTGCTTCTGATGAAAATTTACCGTGAGCGTGTGAGTAACCCACACGCCTTGCATCAATAACCCAATGCTTTCTTGCTTACCAATATCTTACTTTAAGATCTTTCATTTGCTTCCCCTTTTGTTAACGTCTTATACAATATATATAACATCTAATGTCATATAAACAAGAAAAAATGCAAACAAAATGCAAACAAAATGCAAACAAGCATAATTTATATCAATTTTGGAAGAGGTCTTTGGAGGGATAAACTATTGATTTTACTTGGAAAATTCTGGCGAGAGTGACGAGACTCGAACTCGCGACCTCCGGCGTGACAGTTCGTAAAAAAATTATGCGTGAGGTGTAAAAAGGTAGGGATTCTGCGAAATACGGCTATAGAGTTCCCACCGATTCCCTCGAAAAAATGCAAACAAAATGCAAACAAATGCAAACAAAATGCAAACAAAATGCAAACAATTAGGATTTATATTTACCCATGATAGATTTCTTTTTTCCGCCTTTGTTCATAGGTTTTTTTTTGGTATACATTTTCTTTCCATATGATGATTTGCCGTACATTATTTTTTTCCTTTCATTTTTTTCATTAATGACATTGCTTTTGATTGAGCTGCTTTTGATAAATCCTTTGCATGAAATACTTGTTTGGATGCTGCGCTGTGTGAAGCGCCAGTATGTATTTGACCATTTGGCATTTTGTGGACATCACCTTTATAAGGTTTACCATCTTTAAAAAAATGTGTTCCTTCTGCCATAACTAACTCCATTTAGTTTTGTCTGCCCAGTAAGCAGCTGACATTTTACCTTTAGCTATATTCTTAGCGTGTCTTGCCTTGAATGATTTCTGTCTTGGTGTTGCCTTCTTATCTCCGCTAACTCCTTGCTGACCAAACCTTATTGTCTTAATTTTGTCACCTACCTTGGCAACAACAACATGACTTTTTGTAGGATGATTAGGTGTACGTTTTGGTTTGTTAAAACCACTGACCTTCATTCTCTTTAGAATGCTGCTCATGATGATTTAACAGAACCCATTTTAGCAGCCTTATTAGCAAACTTAGAGCCACCTATCTTAGTCATTGTGCCGTATACATAACTATCAGCAGCTTTACCTTTCAAACCTTTTGCTTTGGCTTTTGCCATCAAAGACTTTTCTAATTTTTCTTTCATCATTCCTGGCATTATACCCTCCTAAATTGTCTTGTTTTTTTCATGATTGATTCAGGTTGTTTTGAAAACTGTTTACCAGCTTTCTTTGACTTTCTTTTAGCAGCTGTGGTTGCAGCATACTCAGCTGGTGTAAGAGCGTTTATTGCTTTCTCAGGCAAATAACGCTCACCAGTAACAGAAGATTTTTTACCTGACTTAGTGCGCCATTTCTGTTTACCCCAGCTCTTTAGGCTTTGTTGCGACTTGGCTAGGCTCATGATCTGTAACCACCACCCTTTTCCTTATATGTCTTGGCTAATAATTGTGCTTTCCTGGCTGACCATTTACCAGCAGCTGTTCCATGAGTAGCTCTTCCTAAAATAGATTTATATAATCTTTTTCTCATACCTGGTTTGGTATAATTACCAGCTGCATTAACCGCCATGTAACAATCCCTTCCTATATCCTTCTGATCTATTGTAGGTCAGTGTTTCTTTTCTACCATCAGGTATGTATGAGCAGTGTATCCAGCCGCTGTTACCGCCCTGGAAACATTCTAATATCAATTGATCAAATGGTAGATTTTCTTCTATCCATTTAGCTAGATCATAATTACTTACACCGGCTACCTCAAAATCAGCCGCTTCACCTTTTGCGTGTTGGCTAGTTGCCTTTGATCCGATAGCTTCACATAGTTCAGGTGATCTATATCCACTTGAAACTATAAATGATCCAAACTCATTTCGTATTGGCTGTAATATATTTTCACACAATGCTGTAAGATTATAAATGTGATCAGCTGTTGGTGTGTTGGGTATACCTTTTCTTTCAGCTGTCTGGCTTTTTGTTAATTCTGCTAGTGAAAAGTTTTTTGATAACATCATTTCCTACCCCTAAATTTGTCTACACCTTTCAATCCTAATCCTGCTAAAATTGTGACGTATAAAACATTTTGATACCAATCAGGTAGCTCGTTTAATCTATCAAAACCTTGTTTGACTATATCTTCCATACCAGGGATGAACACAAGGATCACTGGTATCAAAACAATCACAGTAATTATTTCATCTTTCCAGGAACCCTGGGTACTCTGCGCCATGATAAGTTCCCATTTACTATCATGAGTTGCAGCTGTCTTCATTACTTCTGCTTCAGCTTCTGCCTTTGCTTTGGCTACAGCTCCCTTTGCTTTTGTCTGCTCTATCTTTGATTCCATAAAGCTAGATGCCAGGGATGCAAGCGGTGTTAAAAATTGTAACATAATTATTTCCTATTCATAAAAGCAGAAGCTCCCATGTAAGCAGCTACGATACCACCACCAGTAATATAAAATAGGTTTGATATATCTGCTAAAGCTTCTACTCTAGGTATTTCAACAACAAACATTGCAGCAGTAAACAATCCCATAGCAACCAGGCTTGCGGTTGCCATACGTCTTTGCGCTCTTTGTTTTCTTAGATCATGCTCAAGCTTTTTTATTTCGGTGACATGACTAAGCTCTTCATCAGACACAATGCCGTCACCATCTTCATCATACTCAGCGTATATGGATTCTTTTTGTAATTTTTTTTGCGCCATCAATACACCTTTACTTTTTTAGTATCCACAAATGGTATGAGCTTACATATACACTCATATGTTTGTGGCTTATCGTCTCTCATAAAAGTTTGTTGGTTCAGTTTGTCTCTGTAATCTATGCAATGGTTTACGTTCTGAAAATAAATACCATTACTCATTATTCCAGAAAGCGAACACACTAAAAGAAATGCGGTCATATTATACCTTTTTTCTTTGCAATTATCGCCAACACCGTTACTACACCAGACAACATTGCTGTAATCAAAATAGCTAGGATAACTTTTAAAAAAGTTTCTTTAAATTTTTCTCTTTGTTTCTCGGCTTTTATTCTAGCATCACGCCTGGCTTTTCTGGCTTCAGTTCTGTAATGAACGAAATCCTGGTACAAACCTGGTCGCCCTAGGTAGATCATTATCTGTTTCAGCTGTTCTTCTTTTTCTTTTATTTGCTCTAAAGCCATAAACTCTTCTAGGTCATTATCTGTTTTACCTAGAAAGTTAGTCCAGATACTATTCTTTTTCTTATGTAAATCTTGTTTGAGCTGTTCTTCTGCACCTACAAACTTTGCGATTGCAGCTCCAGCTGAAGATAATTCTCTACCATTTTCTATTGTTTGTTTGATGACTGCAAATGCACTATTAGCTACTATTAGCATTTCAAGCATAGCGTCACCTCAATAATAAACCTGCCATCATTGCAAGCATTGTAGCTGTAGTTCCTAGCAATATCTGCTCTAAACGTCTTAATCTGGTCAATGTCTCTCTCCACCGCTCAGCACAGACCGCTTCGTGGGTATCTATCTGTGCTTTTACATCACTGGCTTTAACCAATTACACCTCCTCTGGAAAATCATATATAGGTGCATTGCCAGTAACATTACCATCAGCATCTGTAGGTGCTATAAACAAAGCCTTAAAAGCATCTAAATCAGCACAAGCATTTATTGCAGTCTCTATTGTGCCAGTAGCAGTCCTTACTGCATCTCTGTAAGTGCTTATCTCTGAAGGTATAGCTAAGGACTTTTCTGCATTTCTAACAACATACCAATCAGATTTAGCCAGTAAATTATTAGCAGTTGCTTTTGTTTGCTCTATCCAGATAGTCTTTAAACCTTTAGTTACAACTTGATTGCCATCTTGGTCTAATATTGGGTTATCGTCTTCGTCAACTTCATTGATATCTGTTAGGCTACGTTCTACATCTCTTGCCCAATAAAATCTATTGTCATAGCTTGTATCTGGGTCATCTTGCCAAGTAACACCCCATTGCTCTTTGTCCTCTGCTGACCAAGCTGTTGCCCAATTATAAGGGTGTTTATATCCATTATCATCAGTCCAACTCTTGCCAACTTTTAGAGTTCTTCCATTGTATAACCAAGCCATTATTTACTCCTATCTTGCATTAGCATATTTAAAAGGATTCTCAGCAAAGCACATATATATATAGTTATCACCACTACCATTATATCCTGCATTGCTATCTCGCCATTTAAACCCATTTGATGTAAAATCTAAAATATTATCGTTGTTATTTTCTGGGTTACTACCATTTGCAATTAATCTTGGTACAACAACATTATATGTTGCTCTTACACTATCAAACATATGCCAAGTTTCACCAGCCGTATCAACATTTTTGACCATTAAAAAAGCAGGTCTGAACCCAAGATAAACAAACGTGCCATCTGATGAACCATTACCAATATAACTGCCAAATTTACTGTAGCCCTCTATCTCTGCAAAACAATAGGCTACAAATCCATCTGAAGAAGGGTAGTTTGTTTCTCCTGCTCCACTACCTAAAGAAAAAACTGTACTTGTGGGTGCAGTATCATTCCAATAAGCAGAATTATCTGATACTGCATTGGTTAAATTTAAAAATAGAGCATCTGTTTCTGGGTCGCTTGCTACCATATGATGATAAACACCCCAATTTCTAGCATCTTCTCTGTTTTTTGTAATAATCACTGCAGGCACTTTTCCTAATCCGTGTCCAACTGTAGCACCTGCTGTATTGTTTGATGTATAACTAACAATGCTAAACCCTGCATCTGTGTTTGCACTTACTGAAGATGTTATACTACCATCTGTATTGCTTACAGCAGTTCCTCCTGCTTTCCAGTTCCAAGAGACGTAGGTATCGGTGTTGGTGTTGAGTTGAGCCAAAGCACCTACAGTAAAACCATCAGACCCAAACGCAGTCAGTCCTGTTGCCTCTGTTGTCTCTGCGTTTGTGTTGTTGCTCTCTAACTGATTCTGAACGCCTCTGACCGAATCATAAAGCCCGTGGTCAGCCGAACCGCTACGCTCTTTAATCCATACCCAATCTGACTGAAATCCAACACCAGTTATTGCATTTCCACTAGCACCAGTTCCAGTATAAAGAACTGTATTAAAATAATCATCAGCTTGTGTGCTTGCATTAGGACTTATGGTTGGTTCGGGCAGGTTAGCTGTGCATAATGCTAGATAGCCACTTGGGACAGCATATTTAAACACACCTGCTCCCTCGCTTGGTGTTTCTGTTCCTATATCACCACCAGTTAAAGCACCTGCAAAACTTGGGTCTTGTCCAAAATTTATTATAAAAGTTACAAAAGTTCCATAAACAATAAGGCTATAAACACCATCAGAACTTATATGTGATACACCATTTGTGGTATTTCCTTGACTAACACCATTTTTATAAAATGTAACAGTATCACTATCAACATCGACTGCTATACCAATAATATCTCCACTTGTATAAGTATCACCATAACTAGCAGTAGCAGAGCTTCCTCCTGATGGTAAACTATATTGGTCACCATTTGCTTTATAAGCTATTGCTCCATGACCACTAAAATCACCACCTCTATTTGGATTTAGTCCATTGCCAATATCACAAACACCAACGTAAGAATTACTACCTCCACTTATATATACTTCTGCATAAAATTTGCCACTAGAAATTCCTTGATTTGCATTTCCAGTATCTTGGGAAGAATAATATTTTAAATTACCCTCTGAAAAAGTTGCAGATACATCGCTTGACAAAGGACAAATGGTCGCAAAATTATTCTCTGGACTATCTGGCATGTCACAATCAGAAGCAACTATCCCACTAGATGTAAAGTGATTATCATTACCACTAGTGTCTGCTCCTATTGTGCTAGATGATGCACTTCCTGTTCCAGTTTGATTGAATTGCAATCTAAAACCATTAGTGCCATATGAGCCAGTATATGCTTTGGGTATCCATACACCATTTTTTGTTTCGCCAAACGATGTTGGGTCTAGTGCTGAACCATCTACAAAGTTAACTTCAGCCATATAACCATCAAAATCTTGAGTGGATAATGTTGCTAAATATCCAATGTAATGTGTATTGGTACTGTTAAAATAAGAATCTGCATTAAGTGAAAAATTAATGTCTGTATCAAAAGAAGTTAATTGTTCGCCATTAACATATAATTTAGTTCTATCTCCTGCTGTTGCTTGAGTTGTATCAATAGCAACAACAATATGATACCAAGCCGATGTATCACGAAATACTGCTGATGTTTGTTTTGCACAATTAGTATCTGAACTATTTGGCTGTTCTAAAAAATACAATTTATCAGTATTATGAAAATATAATGTACCATATGGGTAAGTATTTGAGCCAACATTAAAAATTCTATTTGTATAAGAAGATAATCCAAGTTTTGAACGCTTAACCCAACCACTCCAAGTCCAAGTTTTTTGATTACCTGCACTAGATGGGGTTTTACTTAAATAAGCATTACTACCACTATCAAACCTTAATGACTGAGTAGCTACACCATTGTAGAAAGCTCCAGAAGCATACATCCATTGAGAAGAACCAAAAGGCATTTTTACTCCTAACTAAAAGCTAATTGTGGAGTACCTAACAAAATACGACTTGAAGCAACAACCACATAAGGCACTATATCCGTTGTACTAGCTGAACTTGATAGAGTTAAACCTGCTCCACCTGCTGTCTCATAATCTGTTCCTAAAGATACTGTCCTGCCACCAGTTGCATCTTGTATAAATGTAATAAACCCAGATTGACCAACGGCTTCAGTAGTAGGATTATCTAAAGTTACATTTCCAGTTAATGTTAAAACAAAATTCTGATTCGTATTAAAGTCCAAAGTCACATTACCGCTATTGGTTGTGTCTGTGTCTGTGCTTCCTCTTTGTGCAGCCGTAAATGTATTGTTCACATCTTTGGCTACAAGATCAGCATCAAATGCTTGCACATCAGTGCCAATAACTAAACCTAGGTTTGTTCGTGCAGCACTTGCTGATGAAGCTCCAGTACCACCATCAGCTATAGCTATATCTGTTACACCAGTTATTGAACCACCTGTGATAGACACATTATCAGCAGCCTGTGTAGCTATAGTTCCTAATCCCAAGTTAGTTCTTGCTGTTCCTGCATTGTTTAGGTCTGATAAGTTATTAGCAACAGTTAGAAAATCAGCAGCAGTTAATGCTGCATCTGCCCAAGCAGAACCAGTATATACCTTGAGGTTATTGCTAGTTGTATTAAAATACAAATCACCTGCATTGAGTGCATCTCCATCATTGTCTACAGACGGATCACTTGCTTTAGCTCCTAGATATATATCGTCAAAGTTATCTAAAGCTGCTTCGGCTGCTGCTTGTGCAGTTTCTGCTGCTGTCTGAGCATTAGAAGCATTGGTTGCTGATGTGGCTGCATTACTTGCAGAAGTTGCTGCGTTTGACGCAGAAGTTGCTGCATTGCTTTCGCTAGTTGATGCTGCACTTGCAGAAGTTGCTGCGTTAGTTGCACTTGTAGCTGCACTTACTGCATCTACTAATAGCTCGAAATGGTCTGTGTCTGTTAGCAAATCTCCTACAACGGAATCTGCAACACATATATATACATTATTTAATTGAGCTGTTGTTGTTGATTTGATGATATCTCTTTGCTGATAAGCAGAAGTTGTTGTTGTTGTATCAGTACCCTTATACGTTCCAAGTTCTTGTGTTACAGATATTTCACCAGAACTATCAAAAGCTAATATTTTATTAGCTCTATCTGTAGCGCCTACAGTAAATTCTGTAGATGTCATAGTATTAGTTCTTGATAATTTTATTGATCTATCAAGCTCTTCTTGTAGCTGTTGAGATGTCATGGTTAAACGATCTAAAGCATCTTCATGACTTGCTGCCGGAAATGGATCATTCTCAACATAATCAGTTTCTTGAGTGAGTGTTATGTTTCTCCTAATAACAACAGTTTCACCTGATTGCGGTCTTTTGTCTGTAGCTGAATAATGAGAATCTCCAGTATTACCAGTGTTATATTTAAATAGAACATTACCACCTGAAGCGTTACCAGCATTTGTAACAACGTAGTCTGTATCAAGAACCTTAACTGTTTCTGTTCCAGTTGAAGATCTAACTAAAACAGTAAGATCACCATTTGCAAATATCTTGAAAGCATATGCAAATGAGTGCTGCGTACCGTTTGCACTATAACTGTTTTTAGTAGTGGTACTAGATATTGTCATTTTAAATATCCTTTAATTTAATAATTGATTGTCCTGAAAAACACGCTGTAGTTCTTCATTCCCTGGCATTGCAAGCATGATTGGCAATGCAGCTTCATAAAAATTATCTTCAGCCGTTTTAATCATTCTTTTTTTTGCATCATCTTTTGCTCTTACATAAATTGGATGCACCATAAGAACTTTTAGATAATCTCTAAATCTATACATACCGCTGCCCCTTGAACCTTGTACATTCAAGCGCAGCATAACTTTATTTTTTGCTATTTCTGTTAGTTGCCCTCTTCTAATGTTATCAAGAGCAACTCCATTTATTCTTGCTTTTTCATCTGTTAAAGGCGCACCTAATCTGACTAATTCAGCAAAATAAGGTTCTATATTCTCTTCACCATAGCTCATCTTAAATGGTGTAATGCTGTTCCATAAAGCAAGCATTGGATTTACAGCAAAAGGAACACCTCGTTCTTTTTTGAATCCAAGCATATCGTATCTATATGCATAGTTTTCTTCTACACCTTTTACGTATGGTATAGTCATAACTTGCTGGTTCCAACCATATGCAACTGTGTCGTAAAAAAAGGTAGCTGCTGAATCACCATCTATATTTTTTTTGGTACCAACTAATGAATATGGTATTTCTTTAAATGGATTATCTGTATTTTGACTATCGTCATAAAGCTTTCTTACATCAGCAATTGTGTAATATAATTTTGGCATATCAGGTTGTTTGCTTGGTATTATTGTACCTTGTCCGTCAACACCCTCTTCACTATCTGTTAATTTTTTTATATTCCTAACAGCGCTGCTATAAGGCAACGGAAATGCACCAACCATACTGCCTAACGGACTATCAATAATTAATGATGGGTCTGCATAGTCAAAAGCTCTAATTATAGATCCTAATCCTTGAAGAAAAGGTAAGTCTCTAAAATAATCTACAGTTGCCACAATAGCAGCTGAAACTAAATTGAGCCTATCTTCAGGATCATAAAACATAGTTTGATATTGAGCTGTACTTGCTGCAATACCTATGAATGCACTTACTGGTTCTAAACCTTGGTAACTCACATAAACTAATTTACCATTTGGTAATCCAGTTTTTTCATTATACATCGGCAACGGATCACCATCTTCATCCGTTGGGAATCCTTCAGCTCTAAAAACCAAACTATATGGCTGCCATCCTGGGGGCAACATTTTCTGCGCTGTAGCATCTCTTGGATATGATCCAGTTATCTGACCATTTATAGCGTACTCATGAAATATAGCCAATGTCATTGCACCCAATGACATTTTACCCATAGCTCTTTGTTGCGCCCTTGCACCATTTTGACCAAGTAAATTTTTTCTAATTGTACTGCTAGGATTTAACATAGAAGCAGCAATAACTAGTGGATGCCCTTCTCCTATCCTTAACATACTATTTGTTGGCGCCTTGGCAAAAGGCATCAACATTTTACCAAAAAAGTTTTTTCTAATACCTTTAGTAAATGATCCTAGCAATCCATCACCAAGATCATCTGTAAGAGTTATGTATCTTGCTGCATTATCTAATTCATCTGATTTATACTTTGGATCTAACAAAGTCATCATAGCATCATCAACAGCTACATCTATTGAATTACCTTTTGCTTTTGATGCTCTAGCAGTCCTTACAGCTTGTTCATATAATTCACCACGGCTTGAAATAACTCTCCAAAAATCGTCAGCTGCTTGAAGAGCTGTGCCTGGGTATCTTATTAATTTACCGATTTTATCAATCGCTTGACCAGCTGCACCTGATATATTTAATGTTTCAGAATCAATAGCCCTATAATTAGAATTTTCAATTTTATTTAAAACATCAGCTGGTACGCCAGTTTGAAATGTTTTTCCCATAACAACATAAGCATCTCTTAGAGATTTAGAATATCCATACACCCTAGCAAACAAATCTTCAAAATATACGCCTTCAGGATTTACTTGCTTACCAACTAATCTTTGACCAGTTCTAATACCAGTTCCTATACTAGCAGCTAAGATATCTGCCATAAGATTGTATGTCATGAATAATGGCGTAGCTAACATATTTTTAAGATGAGTAGGCGCCCAACTTAATAAACCATTTATATATACTTCTTGCCAAATATCTCCAATTTTTTGATACCATGCACCAGCTACATATTTATTAGCATTAGCCTGACCACCAGTTTTAAGAGCTTCTAAATAACCTTTAGCCATATCTTGCGCTAATTTAGTACCACCAGTTTCATCTAGTATAACTTGCGCCTGAACATCAGGAATATTTGTATCAGTTTTAATTCTAAATGCTTGTAACGCCCTGGCTATTTCAGTTTGTGCGCCTTTTGCCTTCATTTGTATTCCAGCATGAATAGACATTTGGCGTCTAAATGCTACCAGGTCATTTGGACTAGCGTCACCGGTTTCTACTTTTTTTGCTAACTCTTCTAATCTTGCAGCTGACTTTTGTAGTAAAATCCTTACCGCAGTCATCTCTTCTGCATTTAACAGCTGTCCAGATTTTTTGTTTAATAGTTTTTTTGTAAGACCAATTTCATCAGCAAGTAATTGTGATGCATTTGCAAGTGTTTCTTCGTTTGTTTGTATTCCTCTTTTTTCTAACTCTTGTGGATTTTTGTATATTTCGCTTATTGAATTAATAGCTCTGTTTACATCAGCACCACTTTCAAAATTATTAAAATTAAAATCTAATCCAGTGTCACTTGATATTAAATTTTTATTTTTAATTTCTAAGTAATCTAGAGCATCGCCTTCATTAGCAAGACCAGTTCTGAAATTTCTTAAACCTTTTTTTGCAACTGTGTTAACTTCTTGATCGGCTGCTTGTTTAGCTAGATCAATCAAATCATCTTCAGGCTCTATTGCAACTTTTGCCTGAAACCCACCTTTTGCAAAACGCTCTTGACCTTCAGGTGTTAATACTTTTTTAGATAAATCTTTTTGAACACCTTTATAGGTTTCATCATTTTTTAATAAACCTTCAACAGATGGTTCAGGAACCTTAGTTGTTGCGCCTGATCCTGATACACCAGTACCCATGCCGCCTTTATTTTGTCTCTTAAGTATTTCACCAAACAAACCAAATATTTCTTTTCCAAGTCCAGCAGTTTGAATATTTTTGCTAACGTCAGGTCTTTTATCGGCAAAATTAGATATGCCAGTAGCAGACGCTTCTAGCGTTTGTTCTTCAGGTGTTGCCATGAGATCCTCAAAAAAAAAGGAGCGCCCAAGGCACTCCCACTATATATAGTCTTTTACCATATTTTAGGACATTTGTGAATTATTTTCACTTGTCGGTTTGTTTGCAGATCCAGTGATATAAAGCTCAGCAAAACCTTTTCCTGATTTTTTTGCTTCTATTTGTCTTCTTAGGTTTTTGACAATGAAAGAATTTTCATCCCTTCCGCTATCAAGTTCCTCCTGAAGCTGTTCTTCCAAAGTACTCGTCATAAGTAACTCCACCGTTTATCCATTCTACATCAGGTCTTTTAAATACCTGGGTATCATATGATAATACATCTGCAAAACTAATTCCATCTATTTTTGATATTTCTTCTAAAACATCTCTAAATTGTTTTTCTTTTTCTTTAAATATTTCTTTTGCACGAGCTGGATCAAACGCACCATCAAATTCAGGAATATATTGAAATCTAACTCCAGTTAGTCCAGCTGTTGGTTCATTACTTAATGCCATAATATCAGCTCTGTCCTGATACCTTGCATCAGTTATGAATGTAAAGCCATCAATATTTCTTGCTCTTAGTATATCTGAAATCATTTGTGCAAAGTCAACATTTGTACGTTTTTGAAAATATATTTCTGCACCAGGTCTAGCATCAACCGTGCCATCAGGAACAACTTTAGATATAAATGTTGATTCTTGATTATACTTTTGTGCAGCTCTAACTACAGAATCTGTAAGTTTTTTAGGATTAAAGTTTGTTCTTGTAACTACCTCAAAATTTAATGATCTTTCAAGTGCTTGATCATAATATCCGAAACTTGGATTTGCCTGAAACCCCATCACAGTAGGATCATCTTTTATGTCTTTTGTAACCTCTGTTGAAAAATCTGCTTGCTGAACATTAGTTGGAACTTCACCAGGTCTTTCTCTTGAAATACCAATTACTGTTCTTTCAGGTGATCCTTCTAAAGTTTTTAATTCATCAGCTGCTTTGATTTTATCAGCTTCGCTTGAAGCAGAACTGTTAATTATTGATCTTAGCTCTTTTACTCTTTCAGGATTAGATGATCCACCATATACACTTTCAAAGTCTAATGATCCGCCTTCACCAGCTTTCGTTGTCCATCCATTTTTAGTCCACTTTTCTTTTTCTAAAAACCAAACAACTGCCTGGAGATCATCCGCACCCATATCACCTATGTTAGGATTAAATGCTTTTATACCGCCCTCCGTATTCAATATTTTTGCAGCATCAGAAAATACTTCTTGTCCAAAACCAAACTCAGAACCTATTTGTGGATTTTCAAAAGTACTTTTAGTTAGATGTTTACCAGCCACGGCTTTTTCTGCTGGTGGTGGTATTCTTGGTAATCCAGCCGCATCTCTTAGATATCTAGCCGCCCATACATCTATTGTAGCTTCATTACCAAAACCTATAAGATTACCAGTAAAATTAATTGTTTTAGGAGATTTGCCAGGTTTTATTTGCCTGAACATATCAAGAAGAGCTGTTGTAGCAGCTGCGCTGTTGTTTCCAAATAATTTACCTGATGCATTTCTTATAAGATCAAAATCAACATTTTCATCTTTTGCCATTGAAGTAAGTCTTGTTGAACTTACACTACCACCCTCATCAACTATTTTTTTATACATTTCAATTTGAGGATCAAAGTCACCTCTGACAAACATTCTTAAAACTTCAACAGCATTTTCATAGTTTTGTTGTACATTTGTCATTGCTGACGTTGCGCCAATAATATCAGCAAATACATCAGACAAACCACCAAACTCCCTTCTAAGTCTAGATCTCATTGATCTATACCAGTTAGCCTGGTTGATAATGTCTATTGCAGCCTGATCACCATTCTTTGCTCTTTCAAGAACACCGTTTACATCACTTACCATCTTATTAACAAGATTAGATTTGTGAGTTGAAACAGCTGCCGCTTTTTTATCACCTTTAAGTTTATCAAAATTTTTGACATTAGGAATATGAAAAGCATATGCTGGAAGCTGCCATCTAATATCTATCTTACCATTTTTATCAACTTTGAATGATGGCTTTTTACTATCAGCTGCAATATTTATTGGAAGCCACCCTTCGTTTTCAGGGTATTCATTTTTCACCCTAAGAGCTTCGTCTCTAATAGTATTATATTCTTTTGTTGTTTTAGTATCTGCTTTGAGCTTTGTTGTTTCCGCCCTAGATAATCTGTTTATTATATTACTAATTACACCAGCTTCAGCATCATTAGAAACCATAGAACCAGCCGCAACAGTTCCACCTTGCAAAACTCTTTTCCAAGGTATTTTTCTTCCAATCTTAAATGAAGCTTCTAATAAACCACCTATGCCCATTCCCTCTAGAGCTGACTTTGCAAGTTTTACAGCTTCAGGATCATCTTCGTATTTTGTAAACAAACCTATAAGCATTTCGCGTAACGCTTCTTTATCTTGATCTTCTACGCCTTCAGGGTTTGACAATAACTGACCTACTAGCGTTTGGTCGTTTGCATTGAAAGCAGTAGCATCGGCTATACCGCCCCACATCAATGATCTAGTAAAAGGATTTGCATTAGTAATTAATTTTACAAAAGATGCCGCTGGTATTGCTGTTGTACCAAATTGAGTAATAGCTTCTGTTAATGCGCCAGTAATTTGATTGTCATAGGGTTTGGAGAGATACTCATTAAATTTTACATTCAATGATTTAGGAATAAGTTGTTCTCCAAAATCTGTAATTGCCTTCACACCACTTTGTAAAAAATCACTTCCCATAACTGGGTTTTGAATATCAAAGCCAATTTTATTTAGACCAGCTGTAACTATATCTACTGGCGCACCAACAATTGACGCTAGGTTCATTGGTGCTTCTGTCATACCTTTAACTGCGCCCTTTACAACAGCACGTCCCATTGTTCCTGGAATTGATTCCGTTTCATTCACAACTGGTTCTTTTTTTTCTCCAGGTTTATTTACAACGCCAATATTAAAAAAAGCAGCTGTTTCAGCTGCTTCATAATCATTTTCTATCTGGTCTAAATAACTTGTCATTGTATGCTATCAACCTTAAATTTTTTATAAGTTAAAATTTCTCTTCTTAAATTTTGAACAAGTAAGTCACTTGGTCTAAATAATGTTGGATTGTCTTTGATATAATCTATTGTCGATTGAATTGGTTTATTTTCATCAAAAACTATTTTATTTGGCAACATTGAATTTATGCTTGTTATATAATCAATTGCCGTTTGTTTCATAATTTTACGAAACTCAAGTTCTTTTTTGTTATAAATATCTTGAGCTTTTGCAATCGTGCTTGCATAGGTAACGGCTCTACCATCTTTATCTTCTTTGAGTTTCCATGCAAATAGTTCATTTTGTGCATCATCAAACATTAGCTGGAGAGACTTACCAGCTGCGCCGCTAGTGTCCGCATTTTCATTATAACTCAGTTTGTTTCTAAAATATTGCTTGGCGTCTCTAAAACCATCATCTAATTCTTTTTGAGCTGCTGTCAGAAAACCTTTGTAGTCTGTATCGTTTAGTCCTGAAGAATTATTTTCAACAAGTGCAGCTGTTAAAGTATTATTCCTATCAGCTTCTTTAAGTATCCTGATTGTTGCTCTATCTGATTTCTGACTTCCTTTTGTCTCAGGTTGTCTAATACCTAAAAATAATTCTGTCTCTCTAATCTTACTTGTAGTCTCGTAAAAGCCTTTGGCTTTAAGTATTCTATGATTTTTAATAGCTCCAGAAAGTTCTGTTTGATTATTGATATCTATATTAATAATGCTTCTGTATAATTTGTTATTGTCTTCCTCTTGTTCTTTTTGTTTTGCTTCTTTTATTTCTTCTCTTTCTTCATCAAATTTTTCAGCAGCTTCAAGTATTCTTTTACGCAATTTTGTTTTATCACCTATAAGATTTATAGCATTATTTAAAACCACGTTATCACTTTTTCCATCAACTATTTCCATAGCTGCAATCATAGCACTTGGTGATTTTTTCATTTCTTTTAAAACCAAGCCGTCCACTAGCATTTCAGCTGCTTTATCAAAAGCTGTTGTATATTCTTTAGAATCATAATTACCACCAACTAGAGCTTTAGTAAGAATGCCTGGATTGTTTGGGTTAGTTGAAAAAACTTTTTGAAAGTTTTCGTTAGCCGTACCAAAATTATCTGCATTTATTATGTTGTTTACAGCTTCGTCAGTATTACTTGATATATTTGATTTATTGATTTCTATAATTCTAGAATTATTCTTTTTCACATAATCAATAATTGCAGAACTGTAAACCTCTTGACCAATTGTCATAAATCTTGACTGTGATTTTTTAGAAGACAAATAAGGTTTATTGGTTATTGGGTTTATTTTAATACCGCTTTGATACTGTTTAAGTATCTGTTTCATTTTACCCTTGGCTTCTCTTTCTGCCTGGATAGGGTTTTCACTTATTAATGCTTTTGATTTTTCTTGTTCAAACTCTGCAATGATTGCTTTTTTGGCTGTGTTAACTTCAGTATCAGTTTCTATCTCTAACTTTCTCATACCAATTTCAGTTACAGTATCACCTATATTAGCTATTGTCCTAGCTACTGCTGTAGCTGCATTTGGATTAAGACTAACGGTTAGACGCTGTCCACCGCCACCACGAATACCAAAACCAGTTTGTTGTTTATAAGTTGGAACTCTCATTATACTTGACCGTATGTTGTAAACATTTGACCAATAGCTCCAATTTTCATTGCCTTCGCTTGTTGTTTCGCTTCATATAATGCAAGTTGTCCTCGAAGCCTTTCATTAACAGCATTCTCTCTATAATCACTTGCCGTAGCAGCTGCCTGGCGTCTCTGATTTTCGTTATCTATTTCAAAGTTCAAAGCGTTATTAAGTAAAACATCAAGGGCTGAACCAGTTATAGCCACATTGTTTTTACGCATAGCCATAGCTGATGCATCGTTTAATCCTCTAAAATCATTCCTAAATTTTACAGCATTCCTAGATGCATCAAACAATGCCATTTCCGCTCGTTGTTCTGCTACCTTTGCATTTCTGTCTGCTATTTGTTTATTATATCGTCCAACTTGTTTAGTACCTTCAGCAGCAGCAAATGTACCTACCGCAGAAACACCTGAACCGATTGCCATAAGTGTAGCAGCTTCTAATCCCATTATATCACCTTACTAAATAAAATATGATCTCTACCATCAGGACTAAATTTCCTGACAACCCCTTCTTTTTGCATTCCAAGAAAAGCTATCCATCTGTTAGCTCTATCCCAATCATGCCTAATATGAGCTTGTACACGATGTAAATTATTATTGGTCATCAATACATCTAAATAACTTTTAACCGTCCTAGTGACGCTTACAGGCTTCTCATTGACCATATCTGTCCCAAGAAACCACGCTTCACCTACACCATCCCAAATAGGGTATATACCACCACAAGCTATTATTTTGCCATTTAGAACACCAGTAAATGCCATATTCTTTACGACCATTGGTTCAACAAATTGTGAAACCTCAATGGGTGGTCTAATCTTTTCATCATTAACCGAACCACCTAATATTTCTTTGGCGTGGTCAGATTCAAAATCAATTATAATCATTTATCAAAAACAGATACCGTTGGGAATATAGCTAGTATTGTCATTGGTAATGGCTGGTCTTGCTGAATAACAATTGTTGCATCATCATCGTAGCCACCTCTAAATTCGACTGTTTTATCACCAGTAAATAATGGTGTTGCTGTGTCCATTGCGTTACCTGAATCTCTAAAAGGCACTATATCTAATTCACTAGTAGATGTTCCTACTTTTAAACCTACTGATCTAAACAATCTTATTGTAACCTCAGATATTCTTTTTACTTTACCTTGAGAGCTTCCTAAAGCGCTACCACCGTCAATTCTTAATGTTTCTACTTTACTTGTAAAAGGCAATCCTATGTGAGCCTTTGTAACAGAACGCTGGAGTGTAACCGAACCTGAACTTACAGTAACGTCTGGGTGAACAGATCCATCCGCTAATACTGAAACAGTTTCTCCTTCTAAATGGTCTAGACCTGAAATAGTTGTTGCTGCGCTTCCTGAATATGTTAGTCCACTATCAACAAAAAATGCATTCGTAATATCTGTTCCAAAATCAAATCCTGACATACGCTCAACATATCTTTTTGTTGCTCCATCTATTGTCCTTTTGACAATTAAATAAACTTCATCTTCATCCAGGTCACCTGGTATAACCGCTACTGATTCAACAACAGCATCACCTGATCCAAATGCACCGCCTATAATATGCCTATGCCAGGCAACAACCTGCTCTTCTCGTCTATAAGTCATACACGCAAGAACACCATCTGTTCTTACAGTCCATGCAATACTGTCAGGCTCTTGCTGGTAAGCAAAATCTGTTATGCCCCCTTCTGTTATATGTTCAGCTAAAATAGTCATATCAGGTGCTACATAACTATCGCTTTCATTACTAAAAATTAATTCACGTAATTTTCTTTTAGCTCTTTGTAAAAATAGTGTGGCGTTGCCAACTTGCAATGGTTGTATATCAGCAGATCCATATGTTGTTTGTTGTTTTATCTGTGTGTTATTTGGCTTTAGTGGTTCATCAAATCCTGACGCTCTTACAACAAATTCACCACCACTTGTCCCAACAATTAATTGCCTGCCTGATGCTAAATACCGTATTACGTTTACTTCATTAGATCCTATTGTATAAACTAATCCATCATCATCATTTGCACCACGTTCAAAGTTTTCAAAATCACCACTTTGAGAAAAGAATATTGTTTGTGGCTGATGACTTGTACCGGCAAAAACTAACCGTTGTTCATAAAAAGCAACCGCAGCTGGGTAACCAGTTGTTTCTGAAAATGCTCCTAATGAAAAATTACTATCTGCTATTAGATCACCAGTAAGCGTAAAACTTGTTCCTGAACTTTCATTTGTTAAATCAATACCAGGCGCTAATGTAATAACTGTATCCGTAACATCCACTATCAGTTTACCTGATCCATTATTACTAGTAGTACCACTAATCGTGATTTTCATTCCATTTTCAAAACCTTGAGTAATGAAATTACCGTCGCTGTCTTCAATTCTATCATTATGCTCTAGACCGGTTGCGCTAGGATCACCTTCATGAAACGATATTGTAGTTGCTGCATACGATGGCATCAACTCAGATCGTCCGTCTTCAAGCTCTTGAACAGCAGCATCAACAGATGTTGCGCTCGTGAATGATGTTATTTTTGCAAAACCTTTATGAAGTTTAACAAGGCGTCCTACGTCTGTAGAAACAAATGTATCTGCACTGGCGGTGATTGTAACAGTGCCAGTTCTTCCACCAGCTGTCAATGTTGTGTCTGTTAAGTTTTGATCTAGCATTGCACCACGCTGAAGATCTACTTCGGTAACTGTCCACGCTGTATGAGAAGTCCTGGTTATTTTTCTAGGTGCATGATTTGGATGGGAAATGTACATAACATCAGCTGTTTGAGCAAATTTGATTTGATCTAACTGAGCTGTTGTATAAGGTGTTGTAAACTCAACTGGCACACCACTTGATACAACTATCCCACCATCTTTATAAACTCTAAAATATAAATTACCAAATTCTAATATGTAAGCTTGTTCAACATTAAATTGAAAAGGTATAAGTCTGGTTTGTGCAGAGCTTGTTTTAACCTCTCTAATAAATTCTGTCCCTGGTCTTCTGCCTAAACCGCCATGTGGTTGTACTAAAAAATTTTCTATTGATTGTGCTGCATTATCGTAACGCCCTAAATCAGTTCTACCAGATAGCCTGGGTGTAATTTCACCTGACGTAAAATTTTGTTTTGCAGCTGTAATCTTTGCCATTACAACCTCGATGCAAGGAAGATATTACTTTCTGCCACTGTCAGACTAGATTCATTATTCATTGTTGCTGGTGTGCCTTCATTAGCATCAACAAACCTAGCTTCAACAAGTTTAGCCTTATACATTGAATTGAGCTGTACCATTAGATTTGCGCTATTAACTAACGCATAACAAATATCAGCTGCAAGTTTAGCTGATATAGCTTCTATTAATAATTGATCATACTCATTTGGATCTTCAACTCTTGCTACATACAACATTTTAATTTGAGTTGTGTTAGCTAGAATTTTTCTGCCTTCAACTTTATATACTAAATCTTGGTCTTGGAGTTGTAGGACACGCAAACAATATGGATCTGTTGGAAGGGTAAATTGATTTGAAAAATCAAAGTCCGGTGTTTCTGTTTCAGGAGCTAATGTTACTCGTCTTAAAAGACAATTCCAAGGATGAGATCTAAATGTTGCATCTCTTACAAAACTGTATCTTTGATTACAAATCCTAGCAGCTTTACTATCTTCAGTTAAATCTAAAATATTAGACGCACCAATTAAGTTTAAAGCTGAATTACATATATCAACAACACTAGCCATAATAAACCTTTATAAGAAAAGGGGCAGCGTTAACTGCCCCCAGTTAATTAATCTAATGCATAAAGCATAGTTAATTCAATAGTACCAGTACCAGCGGCTCCGCCCATTGTTACTGTTACTGGATAACCATCCTGATCTGCATCGATCTCAATGCCTGAACCTAAAGCAAGTGTTGCAGCAACGTCCACTTTTTGAGCGGATGTTGAAGCAGCTGCTGCTTTAAACTCATCAGCATCTAAAGCAACTGCTGTACCATCAGCATTATTGTAAGCACCATGTCCTACAGCTAATGTTGTACTTGCTCCTAATGCATCATGAGCTAAAGAACCACTGATGATTCTTGCGCCGTCAGGAAGGATAAACATTTCGATAACATCACCTGATGCTAATGAAGATGCTTCATAAACGCCGTGAGCAACACGAACTCTGCCACCTAATTCGTTAGCTTTGTTCTTTACGGAAGGAACTGCTCTAGCGTTAGTTCTTTGAGTAGAATATACTGTAGCCATTTAACTCTCCCTTACTCTGAACACTTAATTTCTATTACTTTTTCTTCTTCCATGCGAGTAGCTCCCATAGTCATGCAGTAATAGACTTGTGTTGCGTATGATTTATCTGCTCTAACATCGATCCTCGCTTGAGGTTCTTTGCCAAGAGCCACCTTCACTCCATCTTGCGCCCAAGCAAATACTCGTCTATCAGAACTAGCATCAACTGGTAATCTGTTAGAAACGATGAAATTAAAACCAACGAATGAAGATATGCTTCCAGTTGCCAAAGCACGAACTGTGTTAAAGTCTGCGCTTGTTACTGTTGTTGAGTTTAATAAATCGCTGATTTGCTTTGGAGATACAACGATGTATCTTGCGATAGATGGATCAACAGAGTTCTCATCAAGCTTCTGTTTTGCTTCGACTAACTTAGCGATTGTTAGACCGCCTGAAGCCGCAGCAATTTGGTTAGCAGCTGGAAATGATGTTGTACTTGAACCATCTTTGCCAGTTTTAGCATCACCATACATTGCAGCAATGATAACGTCATCCATCTTTCTGCCCATAGCAGCTGCTGCTGCCTTGGCGTAAGTTGATGTAGGATCAATCAATAATCTGATTTTGTCCTGGTCATCGATTAAAGTCGCATACTCATAATCTGACATTGTGACCATACGTCTTTCATGAGGTGTTTCAACCAAAGGTGTATCAGCATTCCTTGTAGTTTTTTCTACAGCTGCTGTTGATCCAACTTGGTCGAAGAAAGCCTTCTCACCATTAACAGTTTCAATATCTACGGTGTTTCGTAGAAGTGATCCCATTTGCTGTGAGAGAAGCTGAACATTCGATGAAAATTGATTCACGAATGCGGTAGTTATCTGATTAGCAGACATTTACATTCTCCATTAAAATTAAGATTTAAGTTTCTACGATTGGCTATCTGCTTGCGCAGACCATCTATTACTAAGGGTAATTACTCCACCTTACGCAAAGGTATGTGCTATGGGGCATAAAGCTTATCCATAGATTAACCCATCACTGGGTATTTACGCAGCATCACCAGTTATCATGCTGTTTAGCTGAAAAGCACGCTGGACAACTCTATTATGATCAGGATGCTGTTTATCCCAATACGGTGTGCCAGGCGCCATGATGCTATTCAATTCTTGTTGTACTTCTTCCATAGCCATGCCAGGAACATTGTCTCTTCCTGAAAAACTATCTTCACCAATTTTTTCGGCTATGAAACGACCTATGTTTGAAAACATTTCAATGAGCAAAGGATTGTCCCCAATCCTTGTGCCATCAGCTAGTTTCATTTCTGTTATGGCGTCATCATCTCCGCCAAAAGTGCTTACAACTTCATTGCTGTAACCAATATTTTTTTCATATTGATCACCCCATTCATTTTGTAAATCTTTTTCTAGACCAACTCTTATTTGCTCTATTTGCTCTTCTGTTTTCTCACCTAAAGTATCTAAATATCCGGTATACTCAGTTAGGATATTTTCAGCCTGGGTTTGTGTTAATCCGTTTTTATGGGCAAGCTCTCTAAAGAAAGTTACACCTTCTTCACCTATGACGTCATTATTTGATAACTCATAGCCATCAGGGGCATCAGGTCTACCTATCTTTGAATAAAAAATATCCATTTCTTCAGGTGTTGTGTATTTACCTGGTATGGCAACTTTATCTGCGCCAACCATTTTTTGTGCATTTATAAGAGATTTAGCCATACCATTTATATCCTTATATGTGGCTAGACTTGGATCATCTCTTATTGTTTCATCAATATGATCTCTAAAATTAAACTCTGTTGTTGCTTCAGACGCTGCTTGTCCAGTTTCTACTGGGGCATCCGCTACCTGACCTTCTTCAGACATTTATAGCTCCTTCTTGTTCTATTGGTTTTTTATCTTCAATCATGTTGTTTATAAACACCACGACAGATCTTTGACCTTCTCGGTATATTGTTTCATCACTGTTCGGTATGAAGGTAGAAGACCTATAACTAAACCTAGTTTCTAAATCTTCTAAAACCTTCTTACCTTCAGTGGAGGAGAACAATTCTTTAAATATAATTCTTAACTGTTCAGGACTACTCATTACCAGTTACCAAATTTAATACTGCTTCTTGAGTTTCAGGACTAACATCATCCGCCGCCCTAAGACCTGGCGCACCTTCACCGGCTGCTTTTGCAAGCATTGCTGCCCTTTGATCTTCTGCCATTTGAGCCTGCATTTGTTGCTTCTGCTCACGGATTGCAGCCACCTCTTCTGCCCCTCTAACCACACTTGCTGGTACTCCAGTAGTTTTGATTATGTGCTTGGCTAAACCATCAACATCCAAGAAATCAACCACATTAGGATCAACTTGCATAAGAGGTGCAAGAAACTGAAATAACTCAAGTGACGCCTGGACATCGCCTTGACGCTGCGCTTTAGCTAATGGTGATACATATTCTATATCTATTTCACTACCAGCCATAGTCTCAGGAGCTGGAGCAAAACCTTCTTTTTTAGATATCAAATTAAATATTCTATCAATAAGAGGTCTTAGTAATTCTGACTGTAGCCTACCAGTTAAAGGCGCTAGTATTCTCATTTTCTCTGTAGATTTTTGAATCACTTCTGTTGCTGTCATTCCTGGTCTATTACCAGTGACTAACTGATCTACATAAAACGCCGCTCTGATTGCTGTTCGTCTTTGCTCCAACTGGTTTTCGCCTAAAGGATTATTTGCACCAATATTCAGTGGCTCAATTCTATCCCTAGTGCCTGATCGATAAAAGTTCAAACCCCCTGGAACAGTACGAACTGGAAGTATAAAACCATCATCTGGTACTAGAAGGGGAGGATGGATTTGCAATTGAGCCGCCTGAATAACCGCTTTGGACATTTCATTCAGCATTTTTATATCAGCCAAAGCTGTCATAGCTGGTGAACGTCCATAACCATTTTCATATGATGCCTTACGAAACCTTGGAACCATATAAGGAAACTCATCAAATCCACTTTCAGATATAATTTTTTTATCGCCAGGATCTAAATATATAGATGCTATTGGTTTGTTCTTTGCATCAATCTTAACAGTGTCTCTTTCATATCTTGGCATAACAACATGGAGCAGCTCGACCATGTCATATGGATCATCCTGAGATTTTTTCAAAAGTCTTTCTGTAATATTCTCTTCACCGAACTGCGCCACAGCTGCTCTTGCAGGCATTTTAAACTCACGAAATACAGTATCAACTCTACCAAATTCATCTTCTGATACGTAACATTCTGATATGTGCCTGGTTGAAAATCTTAATGTGCCTTCTTTGTCAGTATCAACAAACATGACCGCTGTACCAAAAGTAACCAGATCAAAATATAATTCATTAATAGCTTCATGAAAATTTGATCTGCCGATCTCAACATACATAGTATCAGTGGCAGCTTCTAACCATTCTTTTGATGTATCATCAGTTTCAAACTCATCATCAGTATAACGAAGACTAAACCAGGGCGTGCCTGAATTAGTCAGCATTCCATGCATACTTGACGCCATAAGTTCAGCTGCGAACTGTGCAGTGCCATCAAATATACGCTCAGTATTTTTGTCACCATGAGTTCTTTTTTTGGTTATGTTGCCTTTGTTTGGCGCTACAAAATCACCAATTTCTTGCCAGTGACTTTCCCAATTGCTTCTATATGTCTTCAGGCTGCTAAACCTTTTCATAAGAACAGCAGCTCTTTGATCAATTTCAGCCATTAATAGTTCCTTTTATTTTGCCCTAACAAACTTGGTTTTTCTGTCGGCGCTTCTTGTAGCAATCCTTGACCACCAGTCACCCTAGCTGCCATTTGACCTTTCTTCCTAGCTTGTTGAGTTTTTACTCTCTGCTGCTCTTTTGAACCTTGAGGTGTAACTGTAGGCTCAATAGGAGGTGGTGGCGGCGGTGGCGGCGGTGGCGG